ATGAAAGTAAAGACGCAGGCCATCGCATCCCGTGCCCAGTTCTCTGAGTGCAAACGATTCCGTTACACACTGGTGCGGGATTTTAGGTTGGGTTCCGGCACGATCAATTTCATTATGCTGAATCCATCCACCGCTGATGAAGACTTTAATGACCCCACGGTTGGACGTTGCGAGAAGATAGCGATCGCCAATGGTTTCAATCAGTTGATCATCACCAACCTGTTCGCCTATCGCGCCACCGAGCCAAACGATATGAAGGCCGCACACCGCGACGGACTCGATGTCACGGGAGGAATGGAGAACGACCAAGCCATCATCCAGGCAGCAACCCTTGCCGATCAGGTGATCTGTGCATGGGGCAATCACGGAAGCATGGATCTCCGATCCAGTGCCGTGCGTCACTTGCTCCAACCCATGAGTACCAAGCTGCATTACCTCGTACTGAATCGATCAGGTGAGCCGAAGCATCCCCTCTATGTCTCAACCAAGCAACAGCCGCTGGCATGGGGGAGTCCATGACCTCTGTGCAAAAAAGGTACTTGGTCGGGCATCGTTCACGGGTAACGCGCAAGGCGCGGCTTATTTTTAGACACCAGGATTCTGGAGCGATCCCTCCCCTGGTTGAAAGTGAGGTGTAGTATGGGCGAGTTGGTAAACAAACAACGGTTACAAACCATTTTGGGGCGCGATCATAAAACCCTCCTGAAATGGCAAAAGGAAGGGATGCCCGTTGAAAAACAAGGAAAACGGGGAGAGAGCAGCAGTTACGACACGGAAAAGGTGATCGACTGGCTAATCAAGCGGGCAAACGATACCGATTCAGAGCTGGAGCGTGCCCGCATCCGATCCATCAACGCCCAGGCGGATAAAACGGAGATTGAGGTGGAAACCATGCGCGGGAACCTGATCCCGCTGGAAGCCATGCACGGCATGTGGAGCGATGTGCTAGCGGCGTTCCGCGCCCGTATTCTCTCCATTCCCAGTCGCCTGACACCTCAACTCGCATCGATTCGGGATCCTAAGAAGATAGAGAGACTGCTTAAGGAAACCCATAATGAAGCGTTGCAGGAACTAGCTGATTATGATCCTAGAGCTGAGCAAAAATCAAAGGTCGGTGGCAAGAGCAGCCATAAGCATCGTAGCTCCTCCGCCGCTTCTAAGCCTGACTGAGTGGGCGGATCATTACCGCTACCTCTCCAGCGAATCCAGCGCCGAGCCTGGTAAGTTTCTGACCGCCCGCGTGCCCTATCAGCGCGCCATTATGGATGCTATCACCGACCCAGAGGTGGAGGTGGTGGTGTTGATGATGGCATCGCAGACTGGAAAAACCGAAATCATGAACAACGCGGTGGGATACTATATCCATCAGGATCCCGCCCCGATGATGATGGTGCAGCCCACGAAAGAGATGGGAGAGGCGTGGAGTAAAGACCGTCTCGTTCCCATGATTCGGGACACGCCCGCGCTGAATGCGTTGATCAATGTGGAAAGCCGCCGCGACGGAGAAAACAAAATCCTCCATAAAAAATTTCCGGGCGGGCATCTGACCATTGCGGGTGCCAACTCCCCGGCCTCGCTTGCTTCCCGCCCGATACGGGTGCTGTTGATGGATGAAATCGATCGGTATCCGCGATCCGCGAAGAAGGAAGGCAATCCCGTCAAGCTGGCCCGCAAACGGACGCAAACCTTCTGGAATCGCAAAATCATTGTGAGTTCTAGCCCCACGATCAAGGGGGAGAGCCGCATTGAAGAGATGTACGAGCACAGTGATAAACGCAGGCTGTGGGTCACTTGCCCGCATTGCGGGGAAATGCAGATACTGGTGTTTGAGCATCTGCGCTGGCCCGATGGCGAACCGGAAAACGCCCATTATGTGTGTGCGCTGAATGAGTGCATCATCAGCGACGGCGATAAGTATTTCATGCTGGCGCATCACGAATGGCGCGCAGAGGAACGGTTTAACGGCATCGCGGGCTTTCACCTGCCATCGTTTTATTCGCCCTATGTGGCATTCTCCGAATTTGCCAAGAAGGTGATGGAATCCAAGAAAGACCCGGAAGACCTGAAGGTGTTCATCAACACCGAGCTGGCCGAAACCTATGAGGAGAATCTGGACGGTGAAGGGTTAGAAGCCGATCAGCTCACCCATAACATGTCCGACTACCAGGGCGCGCCGGAAGGAGTGCTGGTCATCACCATGGCGGTGGACGTGCAGGATGACCGGCTGGAATTTGAAATCCTTGGATGGGGGATGGATGAGGAAAGCTGGTCCATCCGTTACGATGCGATCCATGGCGATCCCGGCACGCAGGAGGTGTGGCGCGATCTGGAAGATATTATCGAAACCACCATCCTCCATGCACGCGGATCTGAGATGCCCATCGCCTGCATTACGGTCGATGCAGGCGGTCACCACGCCGAATCCGTTTACCTGTTCTGCAAAAAGAAGCAGCGACAGGGGCGACGCGTGTATCCCGTGCGCGGATACAGCGTAAGCGGCAGGCCCGTCATCGGAAAACCGAGCAACAACAACTCGCACAAGGTGAAGATGTTTTATGTGGGGACCGACACGGCCAAGGATACGATTTTTTCTCGGCTTAAAATTGAGCATCCCGGCGCTGGATTCTGCCATTTCCCTGCCGATTATCCAGAGTCCTACTTCACCGGGCTGGTGTCGGAGAAGCTGGTGAAGCGTTACCAAAGGGGCCGGTCAACCAAGCAATATGTCAAGAAAACAGCCAGCGCCCGGAATGAGCCACTGGATTTGCGCGTGTATAACATGGCGGCGCTTAAAATCCTGAACCCGACCTTTGCAAAACTCCACCTTCGACTCGAAAAACTCACCGAGAAAAAGCCACCTCCTGATTCTGAAGACCCGCCGCATAATGCCACACAGGCACCCCCACGCCCTGCGGCAAAACGCAGCAAACGTGGAGGGGGATTCGTACAAAGGTGGCGATAGAATGGTCGATATTCCGACACGGGAACCCGAAAATTTCAACGCCGGTGATACCGTCAGTTGGAAGAAGTCCCTGTCGGATTACAAGGCATCCGATGGGTGGGTGCTGAAATATGCCGCACGCGGCGCAGGATCAATCAACCTTACCGCATCCGCTGATGGTGATGATCACCTGACCAGTATTTCTGCCGCCACGTCCAGTACCTACACAGCTGGCACCTATAAGTGGCTGGCCTACGTCGAAAAGGCAGGAGAACGCTACACGGTCGGCGAAGGATACTGGGATATAAAGGTTAATCTTGCCACGGCCACCAGCATCACTGATCGTCTTATCACCCTTCAAACGGACATTGACGCAATCAATGCGTTTCTGGGGCGGAACTACAACTACGCCAGCTACTCCATCGCGGGCCGGTCGCTGAACAACCACAGCATCACCGATCTTTTTACCCTGCGTGATCGCCTCCAGGCCGAATTGAATCGGCTGAGGGATGAGGAAAAGATCAATCGCGGCGTGCCAACCCGCCAACTTATACGCGTGAGGATTAATAATACATGATCCGGTTTTTTACCCGTAAGCGCCCAGCCGTCCAACCTGTGCAACCTGTGCGGAAGATCGTACAGCGCAATAGCTTTGCAGCGGCAAAGGCGGATCGACTGACCGCAGGCTGGACGGGGATCAGTAATTCAATGGATTCTGTGGTGCGTCTGACACTCACCCGTATCCGCGCCCGGTCGCGCCAGCTTGCCGCCGATAATGATTACGCTAAGCGATTCCTAAGCCTGTGCCGCACCAATGTGGTCGGTTCGGAAGGGATTCGGGTGCAGGTGCGCGCCGTGGAGCGTGATGGGCCGGATGGTGTGGTCTATGACGATCGCGCCAATCGGGTGATCGAAGCACAATGGAAGGAGTGGGGGCGCAAGAAGCACTGCACAGTGGATGGTCGCCTGTCATGGATCGACGTCAAACAACTGATTGTCGAAACCGTTGCCAAGGATGGGGAGGTATTTGTTCGTAAGATCAGAGGCAAAGAGGCTGGAAATCCCTTCGCATTCGCCCTGCAATTGATTGAGGGCGACCATGTCGATGAGAATTACAATGATACCCTGCAAAACGGCCATAAAATACGTATGGGCATTGAGTTTAACAAATGGAACCGCCCCGTTGCCTACCATGTGTTGACAAAACACCCCGGAGACAGTTTTGCCTCTGCCACCAACCGAACGCACTATGAACGCATCCCAGCGGAACAGGTCATCCACCTGTATACCTCCGAGCGCGTTTCGCAGTCGCGTGGCGTGCCGTGGATGTTCTCCGCCATGCGCCGTCTCAAGATGCTGGGCGTCTATGAAGAAAATGAGCTGGTGGCCGCAGGTGTCGCCGCCAGCAAAATGGGGTTTTTCACGTCTGAGGATGGCCAGGGCTACACGGGCACCGATAAAGACGAAGACGGAAACCTGCTCACCGAAGCAGAGCCGGGCCTGTTTGAGCAATTACCCGCAGGGGTGAAGTTTGAATCCTGGGATCCGCAGCACCCCACCACCTCCTTTGCTTTTTTCATCAAGGCCATGCTGCGCGGCGCGGCGTCTGGGCTGAGCGTCAGCTACAACACGCTCGGAAATGATGGTGAAGGGGTCAACTTTTCCTCGCTTCGCCACTTTGCGCTGGAGGAGCGAGAACACTGGAAGCGGCTGCAAACATGGCTCATTGAGCATCTGTGCGATGATGTGTTTGAAAGCTGGCTCTTGATGGGCCTCACCACGCAAAAAATACCACTCCCGCTATCCAAGTTTGAGAAGTTTAATGCACCGATATGGCGGCCTCGCGGCTGGCGTTGGGTGGATCCGCTGAAGGAAATGAAGGCTTACGTCGAGGCCATCAATGCGGGGCTGATGAGCGCACAGGATGTGGCCAGCGAACTGGGGATGGACATCGAGGAGGTCTACGCTCAGCTCGCACACGAGCAGAAACTGCGAGAAAAGTACGGGGTGACGTTGGGTGCCCCAGACGTCAAGGGAATGCAAATGATTCTGGATGCGGAGGCACAAGCAAATGCAGATCAATCACAAGCCTGATCGGATTGCGACCGTTGAAGATTTCCGCATCGCCGCCAAGTCTGGTAGTGCGGTGCGTGGGTTTTTGTTTCGCGCTGCCGATATTGGCAAGATCGACGCGGAAAAGCGCACGGCGGAACTGGCGTTTAGCAGCGAAACCCCCGTGGATCGGGGATACATGATCGAGATCCTCGACCATGGGAAAGACAGCGTGGACATGGGCTGGGTTGTCTCCGGTCGTGCCCCGCTGCTTGCGGATCATGATCCCACCAGCCAGATCGGGGTGGTGGAGTCAGCGGAAATAGGCAAAGACCGCGTTGGCCGTGCGGTTGTGCGCTTTGGGAAAGGTGTGCAAGCCGATGCTTATTTCCAGGACGTGGTGGATGGCATCCGCACCTGTATTTCGGTGGGGTATAGCATCGATCACGTCATCCTTGAGGAAGAAACCGACGCATCCGTGACGTATCGGGTGATGAAGTGGAAGCCTCTTGAAATCTCGCTTGTGTCTATCCCAGCCGACCAAACCGTTGGAATCGGAAGGTCGGAGGGCGAGCAGAGCGACCAATCCCCCATCAAAACAACCCCTCAATCATTGGAGAAACGCACTATGGAACCTGCTCAAACCGGCGCGGCCAACGCAAACCCTGCACCGCCCGCCATTATTGTTGACCCTGACAAAGTACGCGCCGAAACCCAGAAAAACGAACTGACCCGCATCCGGGAAATTCAGGCGCTCGGTATTCGCCATAACTTTCAGGACAAAGCGCAGGAATTTATCGGAAGCGGCAAGTCCGTCGATGAATTCCGCACTCTGGTACTGGACGGCATCGGCGCGACGCCAGCCGTGGATACCGCTGCGGCAAATGGCCCTCTTGGGCTGAACGATAACGAGGTGCGCCGATACAGTATCCTCCGTGCGTTGCGAGCGATGGCCGATCCATCCAATAAACGCACATGGGACGACGCCGCCTTTGAACGGGAAGTGTCGGAAGCCGTTTCCAACAAATTCAAGCAACGCAAGTTCCAGGGCAATATTCAGATTCCCACGGACGTGCTTGTTTCTGGTGCGCGTGGCAACATGGCAAAACGGGATCTGAATGTTACCACCTCCACGGCGGGTGGATATACGGTGGCCAATGAACTGCAACCGGCAAGTTTCATTGAGCTGCTACGCAACCGCCTGTTGGTGAAGCAGATGGGAGCACGCGTCCTCACGGGATTGGAGGGAAACCTTGCCATCCCTAAACAGACCGGCGGAGCAACCGCTTACTGGCTTAACGAGGGGGGGGATGCTACCGAATCCCAGCAATCGATTGGACAGGTAAGCCTTATCCCCAAAACGGTGGCGGCCTATACCGAAATCACGCGCCGGATGATGATGCAATCCTCCTTGGATGTGGAGAATTTCGTGCGGGACGATCTTGCCAAGGTGCTGGCGCTTGCTATCGATAAAGCAGCCCTCAAAGGCTCTGGGTTTGGCGGCGAACCAATGGGGATTCTGAATACCACCGGCATCGGCAGCGTCACCATTACCACCGGTACCCCCACCTTCGCCAAGATGGTGGATCTGGAAACGGAGGTGGCCATCGACAATGCAGACCTTGGCACCCTTGCCTATCTTGCCTCTGCGACGGATCGTGGGAAAATGAAGCAAACGGAGGCTGCCACCAGTACGGGGATCCGGGTGTGGACAAACGTTGCAGGCCAACCGGGTGTGGGAGAGGTAAATGGTTATTTTGCCTTTGCCAGTAACCAGCTTGCCGCCGATGAGATCATCTTCGGGAATTGGGAGGATTTGATTATCGGTGAATGGGGCATCCTTGACCTGCTGGTGAACCCATACGCCAAGGATACCAGTGGCGGGGTGCGTATCACCGCATTCCAAGATGTGGATTGCGCGGTTCGGCATCCTGAATCCTTCGCTCGCACCAGCGTTTAAGGAAAAAACGGAGGGGATCCTTGTGGTCCCCTCCTTTCACTCTCACTCAATGATTGAGGTTTATATGCTGATTGAAATCCTACGCAATACGGTGGCGGATGGGTTGCCGGTCAAAGCCGGAGACGTAGTAGAGGTGGCGGGTGACACTGCCAAAACGCTGATCTTGCTGCGGAAGGCCAAAAAGGCGGAGGAGATACCAGCGGGTGTGGTGCCAGAAGCGCCTACCGATCCGGTGCAGCAGCCTGCTGCGCTTGTGGATGATCCGCAGGATGGCATTGAAGCAGCCATCGACCCCGATCCTGATCTTGGTGAGGTTGCCGCCCCTGAAGGGGATGGATTGGATCCGCTGAGCTTTGAGGCGCTGGTAGAGATGGCCACAGCACTTGGCATTCCCAATCCAGCCAAGCTCAAGAAAAACAAATTGATCGAGGCCATTCGAGTAGTGCGGTCGAAGTAATCGGCAGAATAGGGGTAAACGTGGCATTTGCTGAAGACTTTACCGTGTTTTTTAATACCGATGGATTCGGGGTGGAAGCAACCTACACCCCGAATGTCGGGGCGGCGATCACGGTGGTGGGGGTGTTTGATGACGCCTACCTTGCCGTGCAGGCAGGGGAAATACCGGTTGCAGGCAGCCAACCACAACTGGTGTATGAAACGGCAAAGATTGCCACGCCCCCGGTTTATGGTGAGCGCCTCACCGTCAATGGACAGGATTATACCATCGTGGGCGTGCATCCCGATGGCACCGGCACCACCACGCTGATATTGGAGGTGGAGGATGGCACATGCTAGAGACCAGATCCGCGATGCCGTGCTTGCTGCGGTCACTGGCCTGACCACCACCAAAAAGCATGTGTTTGCATCCCGCGTGCACCCCATTACCGATGCCGAGTTGCCCTGTCTGCTGGTGTTTACACGCAGCGAATCAAGCGTTCCCGTCACCATGCATCCACCACGCCGTTTTGAGCGCGTGCTGACGGTGATGGTGGAAGGATATGTGAAGATGACCACCGGTTATGATGATCGGCTGGATCGGATCGCCGTGGAGGTGGAAACGGCACTCTATAATAACCCCTCCCTGAATGGTCTGGTGCGGGATATTTTCCTGAGTGACACGGAAATCAAACTGGTTGGCGATGGGGAAATGCCGGTTGCAGTGGTTTCCATGAGTTTTGCGGCGAAATACCACACACTGGAGAATGATCCAGAAACGCTAGGCTAGGAAGGAGCAAGAAAATGGCAACGCATACTGGTAAAGAAGGGATTGTGAAGGTGGGCGGCACCCCGGCCACCGTGGCAGAGGTGAAAGAGTGGCAGATTGAGACCACCGGCGAGGTGGCGGATAGCACCTCCATCAACACGGCACAGAGCAATGGAGGATGGCGAACCTTTGAACCAACACTCAAGGGTTGGGAAGGCTCGCTCACTTGCCTGTGGGATGAAACCGACACCAATGGGCAGGAAACACTGGATGCCGGGTCAAGCATCTCGCTAAAGGTTTACCCAGAGGGAGCGGATACAGGAGACGTGTTTTTCTCCGGCACGGCGCTGGTGACAAACGTCACGCGTAAAGCCCAACTGGATGGTTTGGTGGAGGCCTCGTTCACCTTCAAAGGCACCGGTGCCCTGACACAAAGCACCGTGTAGTATCTTTCCACTCGTGAAGAGGTTTATTTATGTCCACAAAGGCCATTGATCGGGCGAAAGCCCATTTTAAGCAATTGACGGATGATCCACAGGTGATCCCTGTCCCCGAATGGGATGAGGAGGGAGAGTCATTCCTCATCTATGCCACGCCCTTGACGTTGCAAGAGCGCATGAAACTCAACCGTGGGCAAGCAAACCCGCTGGAAATGACCGCAGACATGATCATCATGAAGGCCAAGGACAAGGACGGAAACCCACATTTCACGCGAGAAGACAAACCCGATCTGATGCGGTCTGTGGATGCAGACATACTGGCACGGATCGCCAAGCAGCTCGTCGGGGCATCCGATGCAGAGTTGGTGGAAGACGCCGAAAAAAACTGAGGGAGGATCCGGATTTGCTCATGGTGTACGCGCTCGCTGAGCGTTTGGGAATCCGGGTCCCAGAAGTTTTATGCATGACGGTCGATGAATTTGCCGGGTGGGCTGCGTATTACAAGGTGCTGGCTGAAAAACGGCAAAAACGGGAGGGGTGATGTCAGGTCTCGACTTTATCATTTCGGCACACGACAAAACGGGGCGCGCCTTTGAAGCGGTGCGCAATAAAATCGGTGGCCTGAAATCGGCGTTTGGTGGCCTAACTCGTGTGCTTGGAGGTATGCCTGGACTGATTGCCGGTGCATTTTCGCTTGCTGCTCTTAAAAATATTGCAGAGGCATCCGACAGGATCAACGATCTCTCTAATCGGTTGGACATCAGCACCGAAGTGCTCTCATCCTATCAGTTGATAGCATCGGAAGTAGGCGTGGAAACCGAATCGATTGCCAGATCCCTCCAACAGCTTGCCAAGAACTCGGTGGAGGCTGCGCAGGGACAGGGAGCAGCACGCGACGCGCTGAATGCCCTCGGAATTGATGCCGCGACATTTAAAAATCTGGCCATTGACCAGCAATTTGAGGTGATCGCCGATGCTATCCAAGGGGTGCAGAACCCAGCGGAACAAGTGAATATTGCTATGACCCTGATGGGTAAGTCCGGCGCGGAAATGCTGCAAGTGATGGAACTGGACAGCGAAGGTATGCGAAAAATGCGCGATGAAGCCGATCGGCTTGGTGTGACACTGACACAAACAGAGGGGCAAGCGATCGGTGGCATGATGGACGCCCTGGGCAGGCTGGAGCTTGCGCTGAAAGGACTGGGTCAAAACATTGTGGCGTTCGTAGCGCCAGCCATTGAGGTATTGGCAGATGCCTTTACGGAAATTCTGTTGTTTGCCATTAATACGACCAGCGTTGCCTTATTGGGGCTACGTCGCATGTTTGATGAGGTGGTGGCGTGGATCATACGCCGATTTGGCGATATGGTAGGACTGATTGCCGATGGTAAGGCGGCACTGGCTGATATTGCAGATGCCGTTGGAGCGGACAAATTATCAGCAGGGTACCGGAAAAACGCCAAACAAATGCAAGAACAGGCCAATTTGCTGAGAGATGTCACGGTGGCAACGTACCAGTTGCCAGAAGCACAAAAGCAATACAACACGCAGCTTAAAACTACCGCCTCCTTGTGGAAGGGCATACAGGGATCCATTCCATCTGCCACGAAGCAGTATGCAGCCATTGGCAAGGCCGTGGGAAATGTGGGAAGCACCTCTAAAGACAAACCCTTGCCCGCGCTGACCCAGATCAAAACCCAGGCCGAAGAAACGGCCATCGACATCAAGGACATTTTTTCCGACGCGCTGAAGGGTGTTGCCAAGGATTTTACGGATCTGGAAGGGGTCGTGCGCAACGTGTTTAGCCGCATTTCCGGCTCGTTTCTGGATAAGAGCATCGACATGGTGACCAACCGGATGTTTGCATCTGGCGGTGGAAGTCTGGACTTTGGCAGTATTGTGAGTGGCATCAGCAGCGTCTTTGGCGGATTCTTTGCCGAGGGCGGGAATTTCATGGGGGGAAAGCCCATCATGGTCGGCGAACGTGGGCCAGAAATGATCATGCCTCGCGCAGGCGGCATGGTAGTACCCAATCACCAGATGAGCCGCCCCGTGAGCGTGCAGGTGAATATCAGCACGCCGGACATCAACAGCTTTCGCCGGTCGCAGGGGCAGGTTGCCGCCGCCCTTGCCGAATCCATGCGTCGCGGATCGCGTCTTTTATAGGATGCAGTTTGCCTCCTCCCGAATAAGGAAGCTCGCCGTAGGATGGTGCATCCATTGAGTGAGCGGTAACATGGCATTCGTAGAGACACAATTTCCCACCGATATTTCCTATGGTGCCACCGGCGGGGCCAGATATTCGACGGATATTGTCGAAACCTTTGGGGGATGGGAACAGCGCAATATCAACTGGAGCGAGGCACGCGGCCAATGGAATGTGGCCCATGGGGTGAAGACTCCTGCACAGATTGCCACGCTGATTGCATTCTTCCGTGCGAGGCGTGGGCGGGCGATAGGGTTTCGGTTCAAGGATTGGGCTGATTACGCCGCCACCGCCCAGATCATTGGCACCGGCAATGGCAGCCAGACCGCCTTCCAACTGGTGAAGAGCTATACATCCGGCGGCGTTACGGTGGACCGTACCATTACCAAGCCTGTCGCAGGCACCGTGCATGTGTTTAAGGACGGCGTGGAGCAAATGAGTGGATGGACGGTTAATACCACCACCGGCGTTGTCACTTTTACCAGTGCCCCATCCAGCAGTGTGGTTGTCAGTGCTACCTTTGAATTTGATGTACCTGCACGCTTCGATACCGATCAGATTGATCTCAACATGGAGAGTTTAGGCGTTTCCTCCTGGCAATCCATTCCGATTGTGGAGGTGCGGGTATGAGCAAAACGCTTTCGGTTGCTATGCAGAATCATCTGGATGGTGAAACCACATCACTCTGTACCTGTTGGCATGTGACCCGCACCGATGGGGTGGAAATGGGGTTTACGGATCATGACCGTGATCTGACAGTGGATGCCTTGCTGTATAAGGCTGCGACGGGTTTTACAGCCACCGCCGTGCAATCAAAGTCCGATTTCTCCGTCGATAATCTGGATCTAGACGGCATGTTGTCCAGCGATGACATTCTGGAATCGGAGATTCTCGGTGGGGTCTATGATTATGCCGAGGTGGAAATCTTCATGGTCAACTTTGAAGATTTAACCGCTGGTCGTATTTTTTTGAAGCGCGGGCGGATGGGAGAGGTGCGGGTTAAACGCTCCAAATTCATCGCCGAGTTGCGGGGCCTTTCGCAGCATCTGCAACAGCATATCGGGCGCGTCTACACCCCCTCCTGTGACGCCGTGCTGGGTGATACGCGTTGCGGGGTCAGCATGGGCGCGTTCACCTTCACGGCCACCGTGACCAGCATCACCGACCGGCAAACCTTCAAAGCCTCCACCCTGACGCAGGCGGCAGGGTATTTCACCGGCGGAGAGATCACGTTTACCTCTGGGCTGAATAACGCCCTGCGGATGGAGGTGAAGGAGTTCTCAAGCACACAGCTCGTACTGGCTTTGCCCATGCCAAACAGTGTGGCAGTGGGTGATACGTTTTCGATTAAAACCGGGTGCGACAAAACTTCTGCCACCTGCAAGGAGAAGTTCAGCAATCTGGAAAATTTCCGTGGATTCCCCAGCATCCCCGGCATGAACAAGATTCTGGAAACCGCAGGCACCGCTGAAGATTTGAGGGTAGAATAGTGGCAAACGCGCAAGCCATGGTTGATGAGGCGCGGCTCTGGATAGGCACTCCCTTCCACCATCAGGGGCGCGTGAAGGGGATCGGGTGCGATTGTATCGGCCTTGTGCTTGGCGTGATCAATGCGGTTGGTGTGCGTTCCCGAACGCTGGATGCGGCGGGGGATCCGGTACCCTTCACGGATTTTGACGAAACGGATTATGCCCCCGATCCAAACGGTCAGAGACTCAAGGAGAAAATGGACTGCCATTTTACCAAAGTGGCGCTATCCCGTATCCGTGCAGGCGATGTGCTGTTGTTTCGGATCATCCATTTGCCGCAGCATGTGGGGATTGTCGCGCCGCACCCAATAGGAGGATTGTCGCTGATCCATGCCTATGCGCCAGCCCGCAGGGTGGTGGAGGAGCGGCTTTCGCCATCATGGATGCATCGCGTCATCGGTGCATACCGCATTCCAGTAAGCTGTTGGAGGGCAATATAGATGGCAACCATTGCATTGGCAGCGGTAGGGAGTGCGATTGCCCCCAGTGTCTCCATGGGACTTGGAATCGGCTTGCCATGGCTGGCCGGTCCTTGGGGACAAGCGATAGGCGCGGGGCTTGGATCCCTGATCGATAACAGCCTGTTTTCCAGCAAAACCCGCCTGCCGGATGTGGTGGGCGGGCGTTTGGAAAGCCTATCGGTGCAGGTTTCGACCTATGGCAAAACCATTCCGCATGTGTATGGATACACCCGGCTGGCGGGCAATGTGATCTGGGCGCTGTCGCTCAAAGAGGTGGAGAACCGCAACACCACCTCCTCTGGTGGCGGAAAAGGCGGCGGCGGGGGATCGGTATCGCAAACCAGTATCACCTACGAATACTTTGCCACGCTCGCGATTGCCATTTGTGAGGGGGAGATTGATTCAATCCTCAGGGTATGGGCCGATGCCAAGGCGCTGACGGGCGAGGAACTGCAAGCTGCGCTGGGTAAGTACGAAATCTTTTATGGCTCGGAAGATCAGGATCCATCCGCGATCATCGAGCGGTATGATGGTGCAGGGAACGTCCCCGCCTACCGTGGCACCGCCTATGTGGTGATTGAGGATTTCCCGCTCGCGCAATTTGGGAACCGCATTCCAAACTTTACCTTTGAGGTGCTGCGGAAAGTCAAATTTATTCCCTCTGTGGAGGATAAAATCAAGTCCGTGATGATGATTCCGGGATCGGGCGAGTTTGTCTATTCCCGCGACATCGTGGAAAAATATGCCGTGGTAGAGGATGCCAACGGGGATTTTCATCAGACAGGTGAGAAAATCGCCCTCAATCGGCATGGGTATGATGCGAGACCAGACGTCGAAGTAGCGATTGATCAGATGCTGGAAGCCCTTCCAAATCTGGAATGGGTGGGGCTGGTGGTTTCGTGGTTTGCTACCAGCAAGGTATGTGCCTCTGCGGAGATATTCCCGAAGGTGGAATATGAGTTGAGTTCTTCCGATACGACGCCGGTGCAATGGAGCGTGGCTGGATACACACGCGAAACGGCAGAGTTGGTGCTGTATTTCGGCGATGGCACACCCACCTATGGCGGCACACCCACCGACAAAAGCGTGGTGGAGATTGCCGCTTACCTCAAATCCAAGGGGTTGCAGGTGATGTTTTATCCCTTCCTGCAAGTGGATACGACCACAGACCTTCCCGGCGAGGATAATAAGCCATGGCGCGGGCGGATTACTCCGACTTCCAACGCCGACGTCACCAGCTTCTTTACCCGCACCAATGGCTACAATCGCTTTATCCGCCATTATGCCCAGTTGCAGGTGGGAGGGGTGTATCTCAAAAACAATATTGATGCGTTTGTGATTGGTTCGGAGATGGTCGGGCTGACCACCTGGCATGACGGGACGTATAATTTCCCGGCGGTGTCGCAGTTCAAAACCCTTGCCGCCAATGTGCAGACCGATCTGGGAGGCACGCCTCTTGTATTGTATGCGGGGGATTGGAGTGAGTACCATTCGATTGATGGGTATTACCACCTCGACAGCCTGTGGACGGATAGCAATATCGATGTGGTGGGGATTGATGCTTATTTTCCGATTACGCCAGATTTACCACAGGCCCAGATTACTGAGGCGCTGATCCAGCAATACTGGGAGGATGGTGAGGGGTGGGATTACTTTTACAACGAGGCCCGCACGGTGCAAACGGCCTACTCCGGCGCGACCTACGCGTGGAAGAACCACGAACACTGGTGGAATAGCGCCCACACGCATCTGGGGCCTGAACTGCTAACCAACGTCAAAGCCTTCAGCAACGCCGCATGGTCGAAAGCAGCCGTTACGGTGACCGCAGACAGCACCGCCAGCCCCTTTACTGGGGTGGCAGAGGCCGACAGCCTATTTGAAACCGCCGCAACTGCACAACATTATATCCAGCAAACGCCTGCCGTGGCCACCAATGCTGAATACGCGCTGGAGGTTTCCGCCAAACCAAACGGGCGGGGCCGGATCGCTCTGGTGATGTATGACAACAGCGCATCTGCCAATTTCTGCCGGGCGGATTTCGATATTTCCAGCGGCAGCATCGTCACCAGTTCGGTCGGTGGAACCGGCGCGGTCAACGTGGCGTCCTGCAAGATCACCGCACAGACGGGTGGATTCTACCGCTGCCGACTGGTCGGACAGCCCTCCACCAACGTCAATACCGGCGTCATTGCGCGGGCGATGCTGCATAACGGCACCACAACCTCCTACACTGGTGATGTGACAAAAGGGGTGATCCTCGACAGCGCCGTGATGCGATTACACAGTGTTGCCACCGGCTGGACGGCAAAGCTGAAACCGTTATGGTTTACCGAGTACGGTTTTCCGAGCGTGGACGGGTGCGCCAATCAGCCGAACGTGTTTTATGATCCAAATTCGGTGGAGAGCTATTTCCCTCGTGGATCGCGTGGGAGGATTGATCTACTGGCCCAGCGCGCTGCGATCAATGCCACCGAAGATTATCTGGAAGCACGCAATGCGGAGGTCGGAAACAGCGATCTGGTGCCACGCCGGTTTGTATGGACATGGGACGGCAGGCCTTATCCCGCCTATCCTGACTTGCAGAATGTGTGGGCGGACTGGCAATTGTGGCCAACTGGGCACTGGATTAACGGCAAGCTGGGAAGTTCGACGCTGGGCGCTATTGTGGCCGAACTGTTGCAACGGGTGGGGCTGGTCGCGGCGGATTATGACGTGAGCAGGCTCACTCAAACCGTGGACGGGTTTATCATCGATAGCCAGACGGCGTGCCGGGACGCGCTTGGTATTTTGCAGAGTGCCTACTTCTTCGACATGGTGGAGAGCGAGGGGATTCTGAAGTTCATCCCGCGTGGCAATGCCTCCACCCTCACGATCGATGAAGACGATCTGCTGCCCATCAGCAGCGGGCAGATCCGAGAGCATATGGAAATCACGCGGGCGCAAGAGCTGGATATGCCCAACCGCGTGACGGTGAGTTACCTCAACCGCACCAACAGCTATCAGGCGGCGACGCAGTTTTCGCAACGGCAAACCGTCAATGCGAAGGAGCATGTCACGGTCAGCTTTCCCATCGTCATGGGTGACCAGTATGCCAAGCAAGTGGCGGATATCGTCCTGTACAACACATGGATTGCCCGCACCACTTACAGCTTCCGGATTCCCCCCAAATATGCAGCGATGGAACCTGGGGATGTGATTACGGTCACGGTGAATGGGGTCGATCATGTGATGCGGGTCATCACCGCGACCATGGAGCGCAATGGCCTTCAACAGATTGCGGCGGTGGCCGAGGATATTTCCACCTATGATTTTTATACCCCACCGGGCGAAAGCCCCGCAGGAGAGGGGCAAGGGGTATTGATCCCCGAAACAGAGCTGCATTTGCTGGATCTGCCTGCGATGCCTTTTGATACGGCAAACGAGGGGGTGATGCGCGCCGCCCAGGTGGCGCTGGGGGATGGATGGTTTGGATCCGCGCTCTTCCGTTCGCTGGATGGTGGGGAAAGTGGTGGCAACAGTTTTGTGCAGATTGCCAGCACCAGCAGCAAATCGGTCAAAGGCATTGTGCTGAATGCCATGGGCACATGGACGGCAGGAAACCTGTACGACACCACCAATACCATCGATGTATCGCTGATCAATGGATCGCTCTCCTCGGTGAATGAGTTGGCGCTACTCAATGGCGCCAATGTGGCCCTGATCGGCAATGAAATCATTCAGTTTCAGACCGCCACCCTCACAGCAGAGAGGCGTTACACGCTTTCCAAATTGCTGCGCGGGCGGCTTGGAACCGAGCATGAAATCGCAGCACATGCACCCGGAACCACGTTTATCCTGCTCGATGCCTCCCTGCTGCCCATCACCATGCCGCCTGCATCGTTTGGACTGCAACGCCATTACAAGGCGGTAACGGTGGGGGAGACGCTTGCCAATACCGATGAGACCGCCTTCAGCTATACCGGGAAAACCCTGCGTCCCTATTCCCCTGTGTGGATTACGGGCACCCGCGACGGATCCCTGAACCTGACCATCAACTGGATCCGACGCACACGGCTTTCAGGCGAATGGCGGGACGGGGTGGACGTCCCCCTGTCAGAAGAGTCGGAATCCTATGAGGTGGAGATTTTGAACGGCAGCACGGTGGTCCGCACCATTTCAGGCACCACGCCGACATGCTCCTACAGCGCCGCCGATCAAGTGACAGACTTTGGCAGCACGCAATCCAGCGTGAGTGTGAAAGTGTATCAGCTCTCCGCCCTCTATGGTCGAGGTGTTCCAGGAGAGGCCACGGTATAAAACGCCACTCCCCAGCTGTGGGCATCGCTCATAGAATCGCCCCTAACACACCGCAGGGAACGCGACTATGGCCACCACCCCAAATCTCGGATTGCCTCTGGTAGAGCAATCGCAGTCCCAAAAAGAGGTGACGATCAACGAGGCCCTCACCATTCTGGACGCCGTCTTTCGCGGCGGCATCATCGATAAAGACCTTGCCACCCCTCCCGGCTCACCCAGCGCCGGAGACCGTTATATCGTTGCCAGCTCTCCAACAGGTGCATGGACCAGCAAAGCAGGCCAGATTGCCTATTATTTCAATGGTGGCTGGCGGTTCATTGTGCCGGGTGAGGGGCTGTTCGTCTGGCTAAACGACGAAGACATCATGTATGTCTATAATGGCAGCGCATGGACAAGTGCCGTGGGGACGGGCAACATGCTCGGTATTAACACCACGGCGGATGCCACCAATCGGCTGGCAGTGCGTTCCAATGCTGCGCTGATGACCGCCATCTATGCCGCCGATAGTGGCAATGGCGACTTTCAGTTCAAAATTAACAAAGAAGCATCGGGCGATAGCGCCGCTTTTCTCTTCCAAACCAATTTTTCCGGGCGGGCGGAGTTCGGAACGCTCGGAGACGATAATTTTACCCTCAAAGTCTCTTCCGACGGCAGCACCTGGTATGATGTACTGAAAATGATCGCCTCGACTGGCCGAGTTGCCTTCAAATCCATTGGCACGGGTATTTCTGCCGCCGGAAGCGATCAGGCTGGTGCAACGGCACTGACAAAAACCCAGAATGAAGTCACCACCGTGGGGGCAAGTCAGGGGGTGCGACTCCCCTCTGCCGAGGGAGGAGAATGGATACTGGTGGCCAATCAGGGAGCAAACACGCTGAACGTGTATCCCGCCAGCGGTCACAGCATCAATGCGCTGGCAACGAATGCGGCATTGAGCATTCCCACCGATACAAGGCGGCTCTTCTTCGCTGCCACCTCCACCAAATGGTACTCGCTATAGGAGAGGCCCCATGGAACATGAAAAACGCAATCTCACCGATGGGGACGTAGAAGCGCTGGCCGAGGCACTCCGCTGCAAGGTGGTAAAGGAGTTTTATCAGGATCTGGGAAGGGGAGTGTTTGCGCTGGTATGGCGTGCCGTTGTGATGGCCCTGATTGCTGTGGCGGCTTACGGAGCCATCACTAAATGAGGAATGCTTATTTTAGTCATCATTCTCTTGTCCCCGCCTCTCTGTGGCGCTGGCCCAACTTTCAGCCCAGGGAAATTGCCTGCAAAGGGTCTGGTGCCATCCTGATTGATTTTCGGGCGATGGACATGCTGCAAACGGCCCGACATTGGGCCGGTCGCCCGTTCCACATCCATTCCGCCTATCGCAGCGAGCTGCATAACGCCATGGTTGGTGGTGCACCTCGATCCTATCATCTGGAGGGGCGAGCGTTTGATATTGGACTGGAGCACTTCCAGAAGGAAGAGCTGGTGTCTATCCTCATGAGGGCAGGTTTTACAGGTTTTGGCCTGCATTACGGTAGTTTTGTGCATGTAGACACGGGCAAAAAGAGAGGATGGTGATATGGAACTGCTAACCATGATTTTCGGCGGCGGCGCGACCGGCCTGCTCGGCACATTCTTCAGCCGCATTTTTGACTTTGTGGAAAAAGGGCAAGAACGAAAGTTTGTGCTGGAGAAATACCGCCTGGATGCCGAATTACGCGCCAAAGAGATGGAAAGCGAGGAACGTATTGCCGAGGCGAAGGGCTATGCTGACACCCTATCCGCATCCTACCTGCACGACAGCAATATGGGGCAGGCATCCCTATGGGTGATTAATATCCTGCGCCTCGTGCGTCCCGTGATTACGCTGTGGTTATGGTTGCTGGTCGCCATGATCTGGTTCAGCATCATGATGGATATTGAGCGCGCCAATGGCCTGCCATGGCTGATTGAAAAGTCTGCTATCCTGAAAGAGCAGATTGTCGGGTCGGTGGTGTATTGCGCGACTGCTGCCACTCTGTGGTGGTTTGGCACCCGCGACATGCGGAAAAGCAGGTGACCATTTTGCCGCCTCCGGCAAAATGGTAGGCCCTGCCCTCATCGCTTGCGCCGAATTAGATTACAGATAGCGTACGTCAGAAGGACGGCAGGAGAGACGAGGATAGCAATCAGCGACAGAATCCAGTGCAGACCAAGGATTTTTCCATAAGCGCGATATTTTGAAGGTTTACGCATGCCAAAAACTCCCTAAAATGGGAGGGATTTATACGCAATCACTTGTGATAGTCTCTCGCGTTTCTCCGGTATAATTACGGCACATTCATCACAATTTGCTGTATTTAATCAATAAATGAAGTCCCTTCATCCGCACCATACAATGAAAAGGGGGGATTCCCGTCCCTTCCCATACACTCCCAAGCGTCTACAATCCCTCCGTTTTTTAACTTGTACAAAGCCGGAAACGCATCCGAATTTTCTTCAGCCCCCCTCCACCCAATCCATCTGGCCGCCGCTCACCGCCTGCTTCGGAGCAGGCAGGCCCAGATGCATGTAGCCCTGCGCGGTGAGCATCCGTCCGCGGGGCGTACGTTGCAGCAACCCGATTTGCAGCAGATAGGGTTCGATCGTTTCCTCCAGCACGTCGCGCTGCTCGGAGAGTGCGGCGGCGAGGGTTTCAATCCCCGCAGGACCGCCCTGATAATGCTCGGCGAGCACCGTAAGGTAGCGCATATCGGCGCTATCGAGTCCCCGCGCGTCTACTTCCAGTTTGGTGAGCGCATACTGCGCAATCGGCTGGTCTATCTCCTGTTTATTGGCCACGCAGGCAAAATCATGCACCCGGCGCAGCAGTCGCAGGGCGATGCGCGGTGTGCCGCGTGAGCGGGTGGCGATTTCCTGCGCACCGTCCTTATGGATCGCCATGCCGAGCAGCTTTGCGCCACGGGTGACCACCTGCTCCAGCTCATCGGCGTCATAAAAACGCAAGCGCAGCGGAATCCCGAACCGGTCGCGCAAGGGGTTGGAGAGCAGCCCCAGCCGCGTCGTCGCCCCCACCAGCGTAAAGCGCGGTACGTCGATGCGGATGGAACGTGCTGCCGGGCCTTCGCCGATCACCAGATCAAGCTTGAAATCCTCCATCGCCGAATAGAGCACCTCCTCTACCGTGGTTGGCAGGCGGTGGATTTCGTCGATAAACAGTACATCGCTCGCCTGCAAATTGGTGAGGATCGCCGCCAGATCCCCCGCCTTGGTAAGCATCGGACCCGCGGTAATACGCACATTCACCCCCATCTCCTGCGCGATGATATGGGCGAGGGTGGTTTTGCCCAGCCCCGGCGGGCCGTGAAACAACACATGGTCGAGCGCCTGCCCGCGCCGTTTGGCGGCTTGCAGAAACACCTCCAGATTGTCTTTCAGCTCCCGCTGGCCGACAAATTCCGCGAGTTTCGGCGGGCGCAGATTGGTCTCCGCACCATCTACCGGATGCGGCGTGGGTTGGATCAACCGGGGTGCGGGGGCGTTCAT